CATCAAGCCAACAGTCTGTCCAGCGGCAGTCACAGGCGTGGTTCCTGCGCTGTCTTGGAACAGTGTGGTCAGGTCAGATGGGTCATACCATACGCCTTGCTCTGAGGCAGCAAAGAGGGATGATGGGAAAAACCTTACTCTATTGAGCCAAGGATTACCTATACCTGGGTTAACTTTACTACGAAAACTATTTGTGAACATTATACATCCACTATTACAGATCCAGAAGTACCAGTGATGGCTTTGGCCCAAATGTAAGTACCACCCACAACTGTTAACGTTGTTGTAGATACTTTAAGTTCACCTTGCCAAATGTCATATACAAGACCAATTGTTGAAGTTGGTGCAACGTTTGTTGTAGTTGTATTAATATAGATTTGTTGTTGACCAATATTTTGAAAGGTAATTGTAGCAACGTTATTACCAATTAATGTCCAAGTATCTTTATTGATTGCAATTTTAGAAAATGCCATTATACTTCCTTTGCAAATGCTAGAATTTCATTAAAGCCTTTTGAACCAGACATTAATCTCTGTTCCATTTTAGTTTTATTTGATGAACTCAACTGATTGAATAGATTGTTCAAAGAATTTGATGACTCATTAGTAAGAGTTACAGATGATCCATCATTGAGTTTCATTGCACCTGCTTTGAATGCTTCATCAAGGTCGACTGATTCAGCAGCCACTTTAGCCGTTGATGATTTGCCTTGCTGTTTACGAATTTTTTCATCTGCCATCTTTTGACCAGCTAGACGATCATCACCTTGGCGAGCAGCTTTGGTTGAATATTTGCTAAGTGTGGTTGCTGAAACTTCATCAATTTGTTCTGCTTCTTCTTTTGCCAATTTGTCAGCAGCTAGACCGATGCCTCTTTTTCTACTGTATGCTTTATTAAAATATTTATCGGTGCTTTTTCCTTGACCAGCCAAAATTTTGCCGTCTCTTCTTGCGTTAAAATCTAAATCTCCAGCCGCTTTTTTTACATAAGAGCCAAGTGTCTTTTTTGACAACTCGTCAATTTGTTCTGCTTCTTCTTTCATTGCAGCCTTAGTAGCAGTAGCATACATGACAGACTTCCACTTAGAACCATAACGATCCTTAAAGTCTTGAGTCTTGTCTTTCATACCCTTAACAATATCTTCACGTTGCTTCATATCTGTTGGAGACATTGAAGCTTCTTTTAGATCATGTTCACCTTTTGGGATACGACCAGCAACTTCACTACCTTTACGAACAACAAAATCACCATTGTTTGCGATTGATGATGTGTAACCATGGTCTTTTGGCAATCTTGTTTTACCAAGTGCTTTTAACATATGCTTGTGGTAAATATCAGTCTTTGCTTCATCAAGATCAACTTCTTCATTCATAGATGGTTTAACAGCATTATATGCAGGACCACCGGTCTTTTTGCGACGAAGATGTTCTGCTGACATTTCTTTTTTGCCATAACTACCATGAGGAATATTATTTAAAACATGAAACTTAAGTCTTGCATCTGAAAGATTTGAAACACCTTCATCAAGATCAACTTCTTCATATACAGAAGCATCCTCACCATTATGGAATGAGGCAAGTTTTGTCTTATCTTTTTTAAGCTTCTTAGCAGTAAATTGATCTTCAGCATCAACTGGATAATCAGTTTTTTGCACAACATGTTTATCAACAAAAGCTTTGGTACGACGTGGCAATTGCTCTAATGTAGCTTCTTTGATGATGTCCTTAAACGTCTTCATCTTCGTATTCCTCTGTATCTGAGTTGTCTAAATCTTCATCCTCATCATCAGCGTATACGTCTGATTCTTCATCATCGTCGCCATACATACTCATAGATAGTTGTTCTCGACGTGCCGCAATAGCATTCATCATTTTATCTTTAATAGCATTATTAAAAGCATTTCCAACTTCAACTGGGTTGCTATCAAATGATGCTTGAATAATATCTTCAATTGACATAGTTTAATTTCCTTTTATATTTATAATGTATTTATCTATTTCACAATTTTAACTGGTGTGGGTTGTGGAGGCGGTGGTGGAGTATCCTCAGGTTCTGGATTAGCATCCTGTTCCTCTTGAATATCCTCATCAATTTCTTCAATATCTTCATCGGTTTGTTGAAGAATATTTTTACGCACCCATTTTTTAGAATAGTAAACACCAACATAATCATTAATAGCTTGTAATGTCTGAAGTCTCTGAGTAAGAATCTCTTGCTCTTTCAGTTCTTCAAAATGATTATCTTCTTGGAAGTCATAACGAATTTTATTCTTAATCTCTTTCCATTCTTCAATGGTCATCACATTCTTAAGAACCAATTGCTTCTCTAGAATTTCATCAAACAACATTGAGAAACGAGCACGGAGACGACGAATGAACTTACTGAATTTAACTTCATCTCTTGAAATTTCATTTGATCTACCTAATGAAAATCCTGTTTCAGATTCCATACGAGTGATAGGAACATTCAATGCTTTATATAGGTTCTTTTGGAAATATAGAACATCATCCATCTCACCAAGATTGGCGCCGCCTGGAAGTGTAGTGATCTCTGTACCTTTTTCTCCATTACGACGAGGCATCCAGAAGTCTTCAAGCATCGTCATATGTTTGCGATCATCACGTATATCACCAGTAGCAGCATCATATACAAGACGATTCTTATGTTTGGTCATCATATCACGAAGATATTGCTCTGCTTTAAGTTTTGGTAGATTACCGACATCAATGTAAAAAATTCTACGTTCTGGAGCACGAGCCAAACGATAGATAACCGCCGCATCTTCTAACATTCTAAGTTGATTTAATGGTTTAATTGCTTTATTCAGATGAGATAAAACTAATGTATTTGTTTCATTCACAACACCTGAAGTCACTTCAATGATTGAATCCTTTGCAATTCGAATACCTTTAGTAGTATCTGTGGTGCTTACAGAACTTGATTTGGTTGCAAATGTTTTATCATTGAAGATATAATATTCATTCTTTGTTTGAACTAATGTAGCATCAGCATTATTATCTTTTGTTTTTGTGATCTCACGAATTTTACGAAGTTTACGTGGATCAATATAACGTAATTCCTTAATGCCTAATTTTGGATTCTTTTCATCAATAATGGCATGATACTTTAAACGCCCATCAACATAGAAACGTTGGAATGTTTCATAACCTCTATTTGAAAAGTCAAGCAATCTTAATGCTTCTTCAAATTCTTCAACAACACGTTTTTTAATGTTGTCAGATAATTTGGTATCATCTAAATTGAGTTCAACAACTTTATCAGTATCTGATACAACAATAGCATCATTTACAATATCATCAATTGCTCTTGATACTTCAGGATGCATTTCCATTTGACGATACTTGGTAATTATCTCGCCTTCAGTTTTTGCAGTTCCTTCAATATCAAGAAAAGTACCATAAGCACCTCCAGCAATACCACCAGAGTTAACAGTCAATGCACCATCATCTAAATCTTTATCAACAAAGGATTTAAGTTCTGGTTCATCTTTTCTTTTGATCTCAAAACCAAATAAAGTTGCCATTTTGTAATATCTCTTATCTTTATATAAAAAAGGTGGTAAGGGACATCAACCCCTTACCTATTGGTATATTTATGCCTTTGTAGAAGCATCGCCTGTGATACCTTCAACAGTCCATAGATCATAATGGAATGTAATATCATAACTTTCAATACTGTCAGTATTATTCCAATCCATTGCAATTGAACTTAACATTGTTGGAAAAATACCTTCAAATTTATAAGTACGCAAAGCTTTACCAGTTTTACTAAATTGAGTAATCAATGCTTGTGATTTATAATCAGAAGGGCTACTTGAATTTGTAAGACGTAGGTTTCCAGTATGACTATTGATTGCATTCATCCATTGTTCCATACGGTTACGGATTGCAAAGTTTTCATCATTATATACTGAAACAGTCCATGGTTCAAATACTCTGTCACCAGCCAGTGGGATCTTTCTTCCCATATATGGCAGATCATAAATGCCAAGTTGTGATTGTGGTAACTGAGCAGCATGAACCATAAATGGTACTAAAGCATCAGCACTGGTATCAATTTTGTTTGTGATTGCAACTTGAAAGAGTGTTGATTTAGCACCACCACCGGTCAAGGAAGCTTTCATTTCGTTTATGTTAAACGCCATTGTTTTTCTCCTTTATTACCTATTAAACTTGACCAATAATTTCATTAAATGCAACACCAGTACCAACAGCAACAAAGTTCAATTGGATATAGTTAATTGAACGAGCAGGTTTAATGTAAATATCACCGACGAACTGGTTAGTATCAATGATCTGTGATGTGTTGTTAGTATCATCACATACTACCCTGAAGTCATAAATGCCACGACGACCTTGAACATCACGTAGGAATGGTTCAATTAGATTTTTGAATTGTGCACGAGTAAATGCATCATTAAATTCAAATAGTGTGGATTTAGCTGCTTCAGCAATTGCTTTTTCAAGAACAATGAAGAGACGACGAACATTAATACGATCAAATGCACTGTTATCACCAATAAGTGTCTTATCACCGAATAGCAATGTACCTTGACCATTCTCACTAATGACTGGATTAATATCCGCAGGGTAAAGAATATCACGTTGTGCAGCATTTGGATTGAATGCCAATTTAACAACATTCTTTAGTTTACCGCGGTTATAACCAGCTGGTGAATACCATGGGTCTTTTTCCTGAGCAGTTCTTGCAGTCAAACCAGCAATATCACCATTCATTGGAGTATAACGATATACATCATTATAACGGTCATAACGATACTTATAACCAGTATCCATAACAGCATATGAACTTGATGTTAGAGCATTTCTAAATGCAACAATATCAGTTACTTCATTGCCTGCAGTACTAAGAACAGTATTAGCATTATTTGCAGATGGTGAAACAAATGCCATACAATCTTTACGAACTTCACAGATGTTATCAATAATATAGTTAGCAACACCAGTCTGAACAGTACCTTCTCTTGGTTTACCAGCAAGAATAAATGATACATCAACGTCTTGTGGTGAAACAAACTTGTTATAACCGGCAGTAAGAACACCAAGTGCAACAGTCTTTTCATCACCACTGATACCACCAGTTAATGATGTATATACAGCATTACCTGTAGTTACAATAGTGTTACCAGTTGCATAAGCCCAGTTACTTTTATTATTAATAATGTTTCTGTAAAAATTAGATGAACCATCTGGTTTCTTAGCAGTTGAAGTAACACTTACTTGTTCATACATCTCAAGAATAGTACCAGCAACACCGCTAATATCACCATCTTCATCAATAATTGCAATGTGGACAGAATTTGCAGCAGGAGTTTTTGCTACGTTTTTATAATATGCCCATCTTCTAGTTGCAGTAGAAGTTACCAAATTAGTTGACAGTGTATATTTGTTGGTAAATGTTACAGTAGTATTGCTTCCAGCACTAGAAACAACTAAATCTTGAAAACCAATTGATGTATTACCAACTGTTAAAACATCACCAGCAACTAAATTAGCAAAATCTGTAACATTTGTTGCAGTATTTGCACCAGTGACAATTGAAACACCGGCAATATTAGAACTATATACGTTAGCATTTTGACAGACTGAAACCTTAAGACTATTTCCTAGATCACCTGGGTATCTAGCAATAATTTGAGGAATAGTTGTGTTTGCTTCTGCTACCGAGGCTGTCAAAACTTGTCCATTAGCACCTGCATTAAATGCAGTGTTTGCCGCTACACGGACAACATATAGCTGATTTGAATAAGCTAAAAAGTCAGCCGCTGTAAAGAATGTTTCGTAGTTATTAGCAGTTGGTTTACCAAATGTATTAACTAGATTTGTTTCCGATGTCACTAATACTCGTTCATTTACTGGGCCCCAGCTAAATACGCCAGCAATACCGCCTTGAGTGGTGGCTACTGCAGGAACAACTGTGGTTAAATTAAATTCACTTACATTAATGCCTGGACTTATTTGAAAAGCCATGTCATTTCTCCCTTATAATTGTTAATGTGTAAGATTCCAATACCTATTCTTATTATATATTTATAAAATGCTGAAATGGGTTAAAAACGCAACCAATTATCTTCCACAACATCAATAATTAACGGTTCATCATGTCCTGTTTCATGGAAACCAAATGGCAACATTTCAGCATCCAAATCATCATTAGTTCTTTCTCTCAATTTAGCCAACGTATTAATATCAGTAATTTCTCTAAAATATTTTTGATCTGATAACCAAGCAAATAAAACTAAACACATCACCATATCATCATGACACCCAGATTCCGCTTCAAAGCTATTTGCTTTTTTAGAGAATGTGGATAGTTCTTTAATCGTATCAAAATCATTAATGATTAATTGATCTTGTTCCACTAATAATTTAAGAACACTACAACCAACTGATTTTACGGATCTTGTAGTTCTAATTCCAAGTTCTTGGCTTTTTCCACCAGTAGAGATCATTTTACCAGCACGGCCATTATTTGTTGTGTAAAGAACATTTTCATATTCAAAATCATAAAGTATAGATTCAATGACCTGTTGACCAATATCATTAATTTCAACTAAAATAGAAGCTTCATTATATCCTTTACATGTTCTAAAAATAACTTCCGCATAATCTAGTGGTGTAATAAGATTATCACGGAATATACACACTTGTTTATATGGCATTTCTGTCACATCAATAATTTGAAATGCCGAATAGTCTAATCCTTTACCTCGTGATACATCAGCAACACAAACATACATATGCCCAGGAGTTGCATTCTCATACATTTTGATATTATTTTTATCTAGCAATGGTATTTTAGTAACCAATGATTTTAATTTAGAACCAGTGATAAGAGTACCAGATGAACCTTGGAATTCACAGCAGAATTCTTGTGCAAACTTTTGAAGGTCATGATCCATAGCAGCCAGAGTTTCTTTACGCCAAGTCTCATCACGACCAGGAACTCGTTGCCAAGGAACTTCAACATATTCATATCCATTCATATCATTCTTAGCACCTTCACATGTTTTATAAAAGTGATTCAAACCATTTGGTGTTGATGTAAATAGAATCTTTGTCGTGTTACCAGATGAAATGGTTGGAAAAACCGAAGCAAAAAACTCATCCCAGTTTTCAACAAATGCAGTTTCATCAATATAAAGGAATGAGATAGACTTACCACGGATTGCAGAACCTGATGTAGCAGATGCAAGAATCTTACAACCGTTTTCAAATTCAACAGAACCTTTGTTCCATTCAATCACACCTTGTTGTAACCATTTTGGTAGTGCTTCAAAAGCAATCTTAATTCGTTCAAGAATCTCTCGAGCTGCATCACCTTTGTTTGCCAATAGAGCAACTGTCTTATGATCGTTGAATAGAATGTAATGAAGAATCACAACAACCGCAGTTGTGGTTTTACCAGCCTGACGAGATGTATTGACTACGACTCGACGACCATTTGTAATTTTATCAATGATTTCTTCTTGATAGTCATATAGATCAATGGGAATTAATCCGTGATCAACATGAACGATCTTAATATATTTTTGTGCAAAGTATTTTGGATCACGAGCACATCTTAAATACTCTTGAAGTTTATCATGATCCCATTCAATAGATACACCTTTCTTTTTAAGATTGGTATTGCCATTATAACCTCTATCAGCCAGATTTGTCATTTAGAGTTCTCATTATCTGTTGAAGTTCAGCTGTTGATCCAACAAAAAGATTATTAGTAACTTTACCACCTTCTGATTTAGGTGCTTGTTCTTCATTTTTCTTTCGTGAAAGTTCAACCAAATCTTTATTGGCATCAATCAATGTTTTCATTGTGGTAGCAAGTACTTCATATGCTCTTGGATGTTGTGATTGACTTGCAACATCTAAAAGATCTTCTAATGCCTGTGTACCTTTTTCAATGACATTGTAAAAATTATCTCGAGCATACTTATAATCTCTGTCAGCTTCTGTTGTATCTTCAGGAACTATAACTTGCTTTTTTGGTTGTTCAACACCAATGATTTCAGCATCCATAATTTCTGACATTGGAGTTAATCCAAGATGTCTTGCAATATCATCACTCATTCTTACGGGCCATTCGTTATTTGTACAATATAATCCCAATCATCTTCAAAGTTGATGTTTGCATATGCTACTGTGTTATTAATATTTGTAGTAGGTAGTCCATTTACAGTAAGTCCAGGTTGTACTTGAACTACTTGAACTGCTGTATTAGAATCAAGACTGGAATACAGATTTGTTTTTGCAAATTTAATTATTTTCTTTTGTGTCACTGGACCAAAGTAATAAGCTTTCATTGTAAAAGTAAGTGTCCAAATCAATGCACGTCTTTGTTCAAATGATCCTTCATAAGTATCTTCCATTGAAATATTATCTAATACAATTGGAATATCAAAATATTCATCAATGTTATCTAACAATTTAACAGAAGGTGTAAAGTCTGGTTTAAAGAATGGAAGAATTTGCTCAACAATTTTTGTACCATCTTCTTGAAATTTAGTCATAATATTCAATTGAAACGTAATGTTATAAGGTGCTGGAGTGTATGATGTATTAAACGATGCATCATTTGAGGTGATGTTTTTGGAATATCTACTCATTGGTGTTAAATTACGAGAAGGATCATAAGATATGTTAATCATCTCAAATGTAATTCTTGGAAGTGTAATTTGTGGTGCTGTCAAACTTGGATCTTGTTCAAGTCTTGCTAAAAACTTTTGCATAGGTCCATAATTAATAGGAACCGTCATTGTTTGAATAGTTGATCCTGCATTATCCTTACGACTTATTTTGATAGCATTAAAGAGAGTACCAAATACTGCTACATAACGTCGAGTTGTCTCATTATAGAATTGATTACCAAACATTTTATTCTATATCCTTAAAAATTTTGTTCACCAAACGGATTCAGTTCACTGAAGTCAATGATAGAATCTGCAACTGTTTCAATAGTAAAGTTATCGGCCATTGCATCAAATGCTTCAACATTAGCAATAGCAGAGTTTGATGTAAGAACATATGAATTAAACAATGTGTCAATCTCAAGAACACCAGTACTGAATCGTTCTTGTGAATATTCAAATAGTTCACAACGTAAGTCATATGTCTGTAATTGACCCATCTGATAGAAGATTGCTTCATGCTCAACAAATTGTACTTCAAACATTTTACGATTTAATGGAAAGTAAATTAAGTCACCTTCATTTGGTCGAATCTGTTCATCATATAAAGCAACATCTTGGGCAAATTTTCTCATTGCAATAGTAAAGGTAATTGTGTCACTGATTCTTAAGCCAAACTTAGATAAGAAGTCACCATCACCACCAAAGCTATCAACGTTCTTAATATAAGCTTCAATCATGAATGCTTTGGTAAATGTTGATAAGTCATCTTCATTTAACAATTCATCTTTAGCAACTAATGTTCTTGGGATATACCAAAGATCGTGGCCATAAACACGAATTGACTCAATGATCAGATCCTCAATAAGGTTCTGTTCACCTGAGTTTGAAAAGTTTGAGAAATAGAAGTTGGTAGCCATGTAAACTATCCGATCATGTCGTATACGGGCAAGGAATATGACGACAACATTTCTTGTTCCATCTTTGTAAGTTCTTCCTGAGCATCGCCAAGAATCTTTTCACCATTGAATTGAACACCGCCAGGAAGTTGCATACCAGAGAACTTGGTAAGATTTGAACCCCACTGATATTTAATCTTAGCAGTTGCATAATTCTGCAACCAACGGTCTTTCCATACCTCAGCATAAACTGATGGATCAACAATCTGATATGCTTCAACAATGATATAACTACCAACTGCTAGTCGTTCCCAATTAGTATCAATGTAAAGTTTATTCACATTTCTATTATAACGAATTGGTTGTTTTCCGACCAGCATTTGTTCCATAAACTGAATATGTTCCATTGCCATATAGAAATGGAGGAATTCAAAGTTGACCAATTCATATAGATTATTGAGAACAAATTGGTACTGAACATTAAACATACCAGAACCGGTAGAAAGACTTGATGACAAATCAAAAATACTCACAACACCAATGATATTTTCTGGTATTGTAATATACTTGTTTGTTATATCTTGACTTGTGATCTGATACTTATAATATGTTCTTTCGGTACCATCAAAATGATAGTCATACCAATAATGTAAAGCTTCATCAATACGGTCTTCAACTTGATCATCATCTACGTTAATCTCAATAACTGGTTTACCTAATTTACGTAGGCAATATTCTTTGAATTGACTTCTTGTTGTAGGTATTGCCATTATACTGCCCTCTTTAATCTACCAAAAATAAAATCATTGGGTTTATTTTCAGGTAATGCAAATGTTTCTAAAATACCATTATTAAACCATTTTTTACCACTTGGACCTTTAGGTCTATTAGTCGACATTTTTATTTTAGCTTCTTCACTTTGAACACGACCTCTGATTTTACCAAGTCTTTTTTCTTTATGTTCTTCACTTTGAGTTACACCATAATGTGGAGAAAGAATCCCTTTTTTACCATACATTGGATTATTTTTTCCAACAAATGTACCATTTTTAATTCTTGTTTCTGACATTTTTGTTTTTGAATATTCAGAATGTTTAATATGTTGTTTTACGTTCTCATACAATCTACTGTTAATGTATCTATTAGATTTACCTTTCATACACATAACTGCCCAAACCATTTTAGACTTTTTATCACCAACAAGCATTTTTGTGAGCAATATGTGGCATATAAAATGTTCTCTTGCAGTTAATATAACAATATCATCATTTGATCCGCCAAAAGATTTTGGTATAGAATGATGTTTTTCAACATAAAAATCAATGTTATGAGAATCCCAATTACGTTCAATAGCTTTATCAATAATAGAAAAATACCAAGTAGTATACTTGTTACGTAGACACCATTCTTTAAACTCAGTTCTTGTTGTCGGTTGTGCCATAACGCTCTCCTATCATTTATTAAGTATTTATATCACACCGGTTAAGCCCATACTGCCCTAGGATTCTTTGGTATAACTGAATATTCATCAAGTGCAGTTAAATCTACACTGCCATCCGTCTTAAGGTTAATATGCCAACCTTCAACACCATGAATTTTACCTAACTCTATGAGAGTATGCACATGAGATGCGTTAGATATTTCTCCATTTAAAGCAAACCCACATTTGGACAATGCTTCAAGCATTTCTTCTCTTGAAATAAATTTTAGATATCTAATCATCTGTCACCAATGAGTGTAAGGTCAGTTTCATTGTTTATAAAGTATGGTATATATATTATTCTTTTTATTCTGCCGTGCATCCAACGATAATTAGAGATTGTTCTAATTTGGAAACCGATACCAAGTCTATCATAAGGAGTATTTACATATAAATTTATACCACCCGAGACATTAGGATTATATAATGCTTTGTTGATGCCGGTAGTATTTAATGCGCCATGAGCCTTTCGACCATATACGGTCACGCCTTTAAATGCACGATTAGTTGCATCATCATAACCTACGCCACCTGCAGGCGGATTATAGAATCCAACAAAGTTTCTTTCATCTAATCTAAAAAAATCACTAAAAGAGTTGTTATTAGATGTGCCGACAGATACCATTACTTGGTTATCGGTTGAGCCAGCTTCGCCTAGAATATCAAATTCTGCGTAAAACGTACCCTCTCTTTGATTAAAGAATTGATCAAACGTAGGGTTAAATATTGCTGTAAAATCTGTCCCTCTTGAAGATGCAACTCCAGTGGTAAATATTGGAGAAGTCATAAATGTTCCACCTTCAAGTTGCATATAATCAACAACTACAGAATCATTAGCATTCATGATACGAATACCAATTGACGGATTCGTAATACTGGCGATTAATGATATTCGTTTCCATTTATTTTCTTCAACTGGCATAGTGGTCCATTGAGTACCATCAATTGTTAACTGAATATTACCAGAACCAGTTAATCTTTTAATATAAACAGACGCAGTAACACTACCCGAGCCTGTATATAGTTGAGTGACTGTTGCATTATCAGTATCAGCGACCAACCTACATGCTGTATTTGTGATTCCATCTAAGCCAATTTGATCTCTAAAAACTGACATATTTTGCTTAACCCATACGGTGTTGGTTAAGTCTCTACACCATTGCGCATAATTGATTCGACCTTCTTCTATAAGAAGTCCATTACTTGTAGTTGATATATTTTGATCATAAGCAGCATATGCATACGATGCTGCAATATATGGAGTTGCTACTGATCCTTCTTCAAATTGTATACCAGATACATATGCAATTATAGAATTAGTTCCAGTATATGTTGTATTGCCAGTATCATCAGCACCCAATATCATAAACCAGTTAGTACCACCGCCAATGAATGATGTTGTTAAACTGATACGATATACATTATTTCCAAGTGATTCTACAGAACCAGAAGTAAAATTTCCGACACCACCGCTTTGAGTAAACACTAAACTATTTGGATTATCAAAATCAAATTGGACTTGCTTAAACGGTGTGCTTGAATATTGCCTAATAAATAGATATCTTCTGCCAGCGCGTTTAAAAATTAATGAAAATGTTGTCGGATCTGTTGGCCATGGATCAAATCCATCAAATGTATTTCTACCAATTGCAAAATAATGTTCAGATGTAGCGGTAGTGTCTTCAGTTAAAGCAAAAAACGGCAAGTTTCCATAAATGGTCGAAATAGTTTCGGTCGGCGTAGTTTGCGCTGTTAGTCTAACTCCTGCACGATACGAACCGAAACCAGAAAAAGATCGTGTCGAGTAGTCTTCGCTAAATGTTATAAGATTTCTAGCCTTGATTGTAGTTGGATTTGAATAATCATAACGTGGAACAGATATTACAGCATTTGTTGGGGTGAGTTCCGATTGCGCACCCCAGATATACATACCCGAAACGCCATCTCCAGTGTATCCGCCAAAGTTATAACTATTCGGCGCTGCAAATGAATTTGTTATTCCAATGGCAGCGCGCTGATCTCCTAGTGGACTATTCACTATTGCGGATATTCTATACCAACCGTCGGCAAGAGGTGTTATACTTCCTCCTGCTACTGAGTTCTGTATACCATCACCACGAGTTGTAAATTCTTGTCTTGCTAAATCATAAATAATCCATGACCATCGCGTCAAACCTGCACTTCTCATACCAATGTAAACATATCGTTTTTGCCCACCAGATATTTCTTTGACAAAAAATGATATGGTGTTATTAGGACCAGCACTAGTAACACTACCAGCATTAATTAACGCTTCAGTAATAGCCCCGCTAGATTCTGTAATTCTTGTTGCCTGTGATACACCATCTGGCGCTAAAACTGTCGGTTCAAATGCAACAGTTAAGCCAGTTTTATTCCAACTTGCATCGACAAAGTTTTGCGAGTTTAAAAATCTATTAACAGTACCGACTGATGAAGTTGTCACCTGATAATCAAGTGGTGGATCAGAAAAAGCTGTTTTAAGTAGCCCATCTTTATCAAAATATGTTGCGCTGCTAAAACGACTATAGGTAAGAGCGTCCATCACTCTACCTTGACCCTTACCTCTTACAAATCCGCGATCATTTGCAAAATCTAAATCAAGAGTAGAGTTTTGTGTTGGCCAAGTATTAGACCAAACTGCCGCATTCATTAATCGTCTCGTCGTTGGTCCTCGAGAAAGCCCTGCAGCCACTCGTGCATCATATGTTACCTTTGGACCATAAGAGAGTTTGCCATCCATTAGTATTCTTCAATCATTGCAGACACATAAATTTGCGTACCAACAGTAATAGCAGGAACTGATAGTGCAAGTTTTTGCCCTGCTCTAAGCGGAATAACTCGTTTACCATTTGCATCATACGGTAATGCTTGAAGTAGCGCACCATTTAGTAAATCAATTGCGTTGGCAGTACCAGTGTTACCTGCGTTGGCTGGAATGTTCACAGCGCCAATCAATCTTGGCTGGTTATCAGTGCCTACAAGCCAGAGTGACATAACTCTTGCAGCAGAATCAAGAGATGAAACGTTGATTGCTTTTACAACAGAGTCATCAACTGAAGCAGTGTATAACACCTTGTAATATTCAGCGCGTATGTTGAATGTCGATGTTGTTGTTCCACTATCAATAGTTGCAGGGTTTGCAGTTGCTGTTGGTGTGACAAGATATGAGCCAGGAACAGTTATAGTGCATGGACCAATGACACGACCATCAGTCACTGTTGCAGTCCACGCTGCTGCTGCGCCGCCAGTTTGTAGAGTTCCTGCCGCTGCTGTATATGTTCTAGTACCTGCTGTGGAACCTGAACCTACTGCGTTAGGGCTAACTGCAATCACATTAAGTAAATCAGATGTGACGAACACTACTGTAGGATTCTGTAAAGTTTGTGTAAAGTTTAGATTGGTTGATTTAACCATTTTAGTACCCCATTAATGTAAGATTTACTAGATTTCTTAAAGTAGTTATTGAACTGGTTATTGCGGGAATTACAACGTTAGCGGAATTGATTGTAGTAGTAGCTCCAGAAATAACTACATTACCACTAAAAAATGAAGTGCCGTTCACACTTAGTTTATGTGTGGGAGATGAGTTGCCAATACCGACGTTGCCCGATAGTTCAGCCAACCTGACCGTGCCTGTGTCAAGCACTTCAATACTTGGAATACCAGAAATATCATTGACCGCAAAAATTATGCCTGTCATACTATCGGAGATACTGAAGAGTTGTCCTGTGTTTCCTGAGAAGGAAAGAACATCACTCGTCAGCATACTTGCAATAATAATATTGTTGGAATTTGAATCTACAAAATTCACATTCTGAGTTTGTAGTCCATTCTTGACTACGAATTTCTTATCGTTTGCCACAGATCACTCTCCCCGTTGGCGTTTGTTATATTTATAATAATTGTATCGGTGTAGTCCATTCAGGTGTAGAAAGTAAAGCAAGAATTTCTTGATATGTGTATTCTTGACTGATGCCTACAATAGAAGAAACACTTATTGGCATATCGCCTTCATACTTGACAAATGTTTTAGTTCCGTCTACATTATAACGACAAGTATTTGGTGCTGTTTCTAACACCTCTGTTAAGTTTACATTTACAACTTCTGATGTAGGAATGACTACATATTTTCTATTTTCAAATTCCATAACGGCTCCTTGTTGCGTTGAAGTTTTGTGCAATTTCTGTTAGTGTAAGAGCACGGTGATATACTTGAACAGTAGAAATTCTAGATCTTGAATATTCTGATGCAAAAGGATCAGCGCCAACAAAAAATGGTATAGCAGATTTTACACCTGAACTTACACCAGTTGCATTTAATATACCGTTTATATAGTAAGAAAAATTTGTATTATTTTTAACGATAGTGACACTTTGCCATGCGTTTGGCGTCATAGGACCGCCAATATTTGTTGGGTAATATTCAAATCTAGTAGCCGTTATTTTAGTAAAAACTAAAATATTATTCCTATTACCTATTAGCGGAGTAAGGTCAATAACCAATGGATATACCCATGCAGTCCAAGTAAATGATGTTGTTGCATCCTGCGCTGGTTGTTGATATGCAGTTGATGCATAATCGTTTCCGCCATCAAATATCATAGTACCATTGTTATCGGCGCTATATCCAACGCCATTCACCAATGTAAAATGATTACCATTCCCACTCAAATCAGTCCATGTAGTACCAGTGCCTGGATATGACTTTGCGTTAGCTGCGTCTAAATGCAGCACTAACCCGTTTCTTACAATTGATGGTCCGTGTCCTAAACTCATATTCCATACCTTCCACGTTGTGCGTTGAAGTTTTGGGTGATTTCTGCTGCGGTTAATGCACGGTTGTAGATTGATGTCTGCGCTATGTTTCCTGGAAATTGTGTAAATCCAGTCAAAATTCTTCTTGGCATCTGTATTGTTTCTACTCCTATATTATAAGAACTTATACTAGTGTTCAAATCTAATATTGAAACATTATTTACAAGCATTTCAAATGATGTTCCTCTGTATACACCAACAAGATTATACCATTGATTCAATTGCATTACTAACGAACTATATCTTGGCGTATTGTTAAAAATAGTAGGAGAGTAAACAGAAAACACCCAAGGAGATGATCCTGTGCTAGCTGCAGTGTAAAATAATAGTTTCTCATTACCTATGCATAATATTTGACCATCGCTGACACCTCTAGCAGTATTCTTTAACCATAAATTAATTGTAAAATTATTACTATTATTAAAATTTACTGAAGTTGTTGCATAATCATTTGTACCATCAAATACTATGCTGCCGTTATTTGTACTATCATAAGTTGGGCCATTAGTCAGAGTACCATTATTACCATTCCCACTCAAATCAGTCCATGTAGTACCAGTTCCTGGATACGACTTTACATTAGCAGCATCTAAGTAAAGCACTAATCCATTTCTTATAATGTTTGTATTATAAACAACTGCCATTAAGCACCGTATTGCTTTGCATAACTCTCAGCCGCACGACTCATTACAAACTGCACATATTCTTCATCTGTGTTTAATAGTTCTGGATTTGGACTCTCATTGCCTTCAGCATCTACTGTGGGTGTCAATGCAGCATTATACGCGGCTCTTGCAGATGTAATGCCAATCAAATGTGTTTCATCGTTTATTGTAATTGTAAATGTTGTCATAATAATTCCTTACGCTACCATTAGTGTTTCTGATATTTTATATTGTGTTGAGTTTGCTGTTGTATTAGTTACCATCA